GGAAGGGTAACATTTGTTAACGGGGAACGCATAACCCCGGACTTTCATGTAAAGACCTACAGAGAAACGTCTACTTGTACAATTGACTCAAACTTGGTGTCCCATAATGCTCTCGGTATCTTCGGAGCGAGCAGTGGGGCGTCGTTCTTAGCCCTGTTCCCGCGTGAGCCATTAACTCGCTGGTATCCTAAAATACCATCACACACGGAGACGTAACACTCAACAAGTCCCTCCTCCCAAACGCCATAAACAGCGTTGAGAAAGGACCCGAGCATGTCGGCATCGATTACCTCAGCGTTTGTAGTCATGTCCCTAAGTTCCTCAGCAGTATACTTGTACGCCATTGCCTGATTGCGGAAGTCTAAATGCGGCGATGGTGACAACTGATCGGCTGTTTCCAAAAGGAGTGTTCGCAAGCTGGCTATGTGTCTGTGCTCGTACGCGGCGGATAAAACCTTACCGGCCATGTAATCGGCATCGCTGACTGCCCTATTGAAGTTCGCTCGGACAGGCAGCTTGGACACGACACGTCCAAAAGAGGGAACGGGGAACGTTCGCTTCACACTAGGCACAAATCTCTTTCGCAGAAAAGTTGCTCCAACTCGTTTTTCCACGACCTTAAATTCGCTCTTCATGCCAATGCTTTCCGACACGTCCTTAAAACCTTCAGCCACTCGCTTCCGGTCCTCAGACGTGTACGTCAAATTATCGTCCCCGTATATCAAGGTGGTACTGTTTGCAATGCCCGACTGATGCAATGCCGCAAGGCTCACGCAAGCGTTAACATACCCATTGCCGGTGGTAGTCGTTACCTCACCGGACCAACGCTGACCACGAACCTTGCCCTTAACACCGTAACGCGTAAATACCCTAACGCTGGTGTTCTGAGCAAACTCGCGAACAAACCACCTTGGCGCACCATGTTTATAATAAAACATAGCCTCCTTCTTGCGAACACCCGCTGGCTGTGTGCCATCGTTGTTCTTGAAATCGTTTTCGCACGCTTCGCCAGGGGTGTGGTGAATAATGTCTGCTATCTCGTCAGCCGTCATGCCTACGCAGTATATGACCTCATTGCCCTTATTCAAAGGGTTCCTGCGATTAAGCTCTTCAGCTATATTACGAGACAAATAGTACACGACGGATCCCATTACCAAATTATACATGTCGCCGCCTTGATAGACGACTCTGGGCTGGGCCCCGTCGGGCTTCAACAAGACCTCGGACTTTGCGAACACCACCTTGTCAGTGTATCCAGGAAGCGTAAAGTCCTGCGAATCCAAAAGAACCGACAACCGCTCCCGCTTGCTCCCGCTCATCTCGTCTAGATAAGCGGTTATCATCCCATAATCCAAC